GTAGTGGATTTGCTTATTTAAATGATAAGATTCAAAATGATAGCTTTTGTGAAAGTATACCTTGCGAAATATTTAGCACTTGCGATAAGATTGACTATTTAATTTTTAGTGGTGCGATATTGCTAACTGACTGCGAGGTTAACGAAAGGACTTGTACGGTAAAATGTAAGGTTGTAGATAAATCGTTTTTTGCAAAGATTAATAACAACAAAAATATTAAGACCGCACTGGATAGTGGTAAGACAAAGAATGGTGAGGTACTTGCCAACTGCAACCAATACACGGTAGATGTTTATAGTGTTATTAATAATTCATTTAAATATGAGGTAGAATGTGCGAGAGTGTGGGATGCTTTTAACTACATGATTGGCTTTATGTCCGATAACACTATTGACTTTAAAAGTGATGCTTTTGCCTATACTGGTTTTTATGGTGGCATTGCTTTGACTACTGGTTATCGTATGCGTAAAGGTACGGTTAGCGCATTAACTGGTAGATGGGTGCAATTTAGTTTCTTAGAATTATACCAGGAAGTAAGTAAACGCATTCCATTAATTTTAACGGTAGAAGACCCATATGGTAAAGTTGGTAAACCGGTAATAAGGATTGAACCAGCGGAATATCGTTACAATGCATCTGAAATATTTAATGCAGTAGCAATAGATGAAATTATTACAAGTTTTGATACTGATAAATTATATGCAAAGGTTAAGTTTGGTTCACCAGTAGATTATAATTCGATTTATAAATTCCCTGAAGCAATTACTTTTTATGGATTTAGAGAAGAGGAGTTTCACCTTTTGGGAACTTGTAACCTGGACTTGACATTAGACCTTACCGGTAACTGGATAGTGAGTAGTAATTTGATTGAAAAGATGGTTCAGAATTTAGACCAAAGTTATGATAGTGATATTGTAATGCTATCTACTGAAAGTTTAACATTTACTACTGGGCGCACTACTAATAGCAATTTTATTAATACAGTTCCTGATAGTTATTATTATAATGAATTGCTTAATAATGATCACATCTCACAAAGGTATGGTCAAAATTTATCGAGTGAGTTAGCAAGTTATTATGCATCCTCCACAACTGGTCAAGTATATGCTTACGCAAATACACCAGTAAGTACGGATAATGCACACGGCGCTGGGGTATTAAATACAGTAGATGAAAAAGATGATTTTTTAAATGCTGAAAACTATGATTATGGCAATTACTTTGATACTACAACGCATCGTTATACGGCGGCTGAAACTGCGGTTTATAATTTTGACGCACAAATAACTTTTCAAACCGGTAGCATTAGCACAGGTACAAGTATAGTTATGTTCCAACATTACATAGTTCATTATGATTCGGCTGGGAATGAAAAACAAAGGTTTCATTTTGGAACTCGTAATAATTTTTACGGCTCAAATCCTGATGATCATTTTTGGGCGTTTAGTGCAAGTAGTGGTAATTATTCCGCATCAATTCCTAATTTAACTATTAGTATGGTGCAAGGTGATTATATTAAATTGGTGATGCGTTCAATACCTAATGGTACTGGATATAATTATAATTTTCATTACTGGAATGTAGCTACCGGTGATGTTACCTGGGGAATTGAGTTAGATGAATTAGCGACATATTTAAAATGTACATCGACTTCTATTTTTGGTGGTATTTTTAACAATGTTAATCCTGATGACTTGCGCGTTAAAGTGCATAAATTTAATTACCCGATGACTGAACCTGAATGGTTAAGAATTTTAAATAATCCGATAGGAAGTGTTAAATTTGCAATGGATGGGCAAAAGATACGCAATGGTTGGATTCAAGAAATCAAATATTCACCAGTTAGCGGTCAAGCACAATTTACAATAAACACATCTAAAGAGACCGAAAATGGCAATTGAGAATATACTTAACCAACCTATACAATTCGATGCACCATTATTTGATGCACAAACTTGTTTAAACTCTGACCAAAAAAAGTATAATGTACTTTTGCAAGATGGTGATGAGATGTGTATACAAGTTAAAAATATACCAAGCATTGAACTTATAACTTTAGATAGTAGTTTAAATTATACCAATGAATTTGAAAATGCAAACTTTGCTAACTCATTAAACAATTGGTATCAAGTCGATGTAGTTACCGGTACTAATTACGGAATATTTGGCGGATGGTCGACATCGTGGTATTATTACGGCAATGAAGGTGCTACAACTTATAACTCTAAACCTGCTGAGATAGGAATAGGTCAATATATTGATAATCCTGGTAATGTGTATATGATATCATTTGAGGCTGATATAACGGCTGGTGATATTATAGTTTACCTTGGTGATTTAGCAACTCAAACGTGGAATTATCAGTTAATTGATGGCTCAACTCCAAATATTGATGGGCGCTATACTTGTTATTTAAGTTCATATGCTGGTGATTTTTTATGTTTTGCTAATCAAAATAATGGTGCAAAAATTAATATTAAGAATGTTCGTGTAGTAGGTACTTGGAATGCTCACTTTGTACCTGATAGTGGAATGGTTGACGGATGGATGTATGTGGAAAGTTTAAACGGATGGCAATGCAAAGACATTAATCAATCTTTATCTACTGCATTTAGTTTAACTTCAGGTCAGGATTATCGCCTTTCTTTCAAAGTAGCTAACCTTACTGATGGTTCAATTAGTTGGTATGATATTAATGATGTTGCTTTAATTTCTCCTACTGAAAATAGACAATATGATTATTATTTTAACTCTACTACTTCAGATGCTTTACATCTATTAACTGATAATGCATTAGCGGTAGGAGGTGTTATTTATGATATGCATTTTTATGAAATGTGTTATAACTATAAATGCGTAATTAGTCAAAATGGTGTAGCAGTAAGTGAGGAGTTTGACAGCGGACACGCTACTTTCCCAGTGCAATTTTATCAGGATAGATTAATATGGTGCTTTGATATTGGTCAGATAAATAATATAGATACTGGTAATCCGATGGCAAGTGGATGTTATGATATCACTATTTTAGGAGGTGATTGTGGAGATGACGATTATACTTCGTGGTCAGTTATAAATTATAAAGCTACCGGATCACATCCTTGCTCAGTATGGGTTGAAGCTGATAATAGCGGTTATGCATTTGACTTATTTTTTAAATCAGATGACACAACAGTAACTTATACAATTGGTCAGCGTTTGCGTTTACTACAATTCAATCCTATCTATCCAAATAAAAGCGAGACCTATCTTTATTCTAATGGTCAAATGACAAGGACCTATGGGCAAACTGGTAAAAAGCGCGAAGCGTGGTTTGACTACTGCGATGAAAGTACCCACGATGTTATACGAGTGCAACTTTTAAGTGACACTTTAACTATTGAAGGTGCTAATTATTTTTGTTTAGTGGAGGACTATGAACCTGAATGGGCGGTTAACGGCAAACAAGCACTTGCACAAAGTAGAGTAGAATTGATGGCGGTTAGTGAACCAACTTTATTTAATAAATCATGTTAATGGAAAAAGGAGTTTTAATCCTATCATTGGGTAGTGACCTTTATGGTCGCTATGCGTTTAACTTGGCAATGTCAATTAAACATACATCCCCAGGTGTACACATAACTGTAGTGCATTCAAATAATTTATTTCGACTAACATCTAAGCAATTAGAGGTATTTGATAATATGATTGAATGTCCTGGCGAATATTATATGGAAGGCAATAAGCAATGCTACATAAATGCAAAGCTTTATTTAGACCTTTTAACGCCATATAAAAAGACCTTATTTATTGATGCTGATATGTTAGTGTCACCATATAAAAGTGTTGAGAGCATCTTTAAAAAGTGCGATAATAACCAATTTGTGATGGTATGCCGTGGTGCTGATAGTAATGTAAGCGAATGGGTGAAGGTAGATGAGATGTTAGATAAGTTTGCACTTAAAAAGTGGTACGATTGCAGTTCTGAGGTGATGTATTTTGAGGAAACAAAAGTTTTTGAAAAGGCGAGAGATATACACCAGCTTTATCTGAACGGCGAATTTTATTATAAGAACTTTGCTGGTGGCGTACCTGATGAGGCTTGTATAGTTCCGGCTATGTTGATCACTACTAAGAAGCCTAAATTTGTTCCATTTAAACCTACTTATTGGGAAGGAATTGAGAATAAGTTTATGAAGAGTGAGCAAATTTTTAATAACTTTGAGTTATTATCTATCGGCGGTAACACATCGTCAAAACACGTTCAAAGTATTTACAATTTATTGATAAAGTGGTATAGCTCAAAAACTGGATATGCTGCTTTTTCTTACGAGAATAAAATGCGTATACAAGAAAGAAAATTAATTTAATGGAATTAACATTAAACCAGGTAGCACCTTACCTATCCAAATATAAACCTAAAAGAAGAGAGCACCACGAGGACTATTTAGAAGCTTATGAAGAGCATTGTTGGCACTTTGAAGGCGAATATCCAAAGGAATTAATTGAGCGCCGTAGACCTGGTGAACACGCGGATATAAAGCAATGGCGCGAGGCTGTTTATCAGCCGATGACCAAAGCACCTTGCAGTAAGGTTATCACATCACTTCAAAAAATTCAGAAATCACCTGACTGGCACGTTACGCCAAGTAGTGGTGACTTTCCTTTAATTGCGGAAGGCGAGGATATGTACACATATATGTACAAGAAATTCCCAACTTTTCAGACAGTAGAAAAATATGCTACCGATGTTTATTTGCGTCAGTATTTAATCGATGCTGGTGCTATCGTTGTGGTTAAACCTCTTAACTTAAATAAGCTGGAGAATGAATATTATAAACCAATGCCTGAAATTATTAATTCAGAATATGTTTATGAGTTTATACCTAATAGTTTATTTATTTGGAACGGTGATGAGGAGTTTTATTTTAAGAATGGAAAAACTGAAACGAAAGGTGAGGTTGTATATGCCTTAACTGATACACATATGTATAGATATGAGCAAATAAGTTTGGATGGCAAATATAGAGAGGCTTGGGCATTTGCACATAATTTAAATGAATTACCAGCTTTTGAGATAGGTAGTGTAGTAGTTGAGTTTACAAATCAGGAACGTCATTATGAAACTCGCGTAAGTGGTATGATACCAGCACTTAATGAGTGCGCACGTGAATATAGTGATGCCCAGGCTGAGATGGTTCAACACGTATTCAGCACGATGTACACTTACGAAACTGCGGATTGTAACGTATGTAAAGGTAGTGGTATGATCAATTCAACCAACGGACCTATTTCATGCGGTGAGTGCGATGGTAAAGGTAAGTTTCCATTCAATCCTTTTGAACATATAGTAATTTCAAACAGTGCATTAAAAGATACACCGCCAAATCCACCAGCTGCATACATCCAAAAGCAAACTGAGATTATAACTATTATGGATAGCCGATTTAAGCAACGTATTTACGATGCATTAAGCGCTATTAATATGGAATTTTTAGCGGAGAAACCTATTTCACAATCAGGTGTAGCTAAACAATATGATGCTGAAGAGTTAAATAACTTTGTATATGCGGTTGCTGAGGATATGATTTTCTTTATCAATATGACTTCTTACTTAAGTGGATTATGGCGATATGGTTCAATCTATTCTAAAGAGGATATTGTTGCGATGTTGCCGACTATCAACGTGCCTATTAAATATGAAATTGTAAGCGATAGCGTGATGTTAGATGACATTACAAGAATGGTTAACGCTAAGGTAGATGCTACGTTAATTATCGCTGCTGAAATTGAGTATGCGCGTAGAAAGTTTAGCACTAACCCAACTATTGCAGAGCAAGTAACTGCAAGAATGGAATTAGACCCGTTGGCGGGACTTGGTGACGATTCAATTTTAACAGCTAACCAACTTGGTGTAATTACAAAAACGGATATAACTATTCATTATAACATCAATAAATTTATTGCGAGAGCTATTGAGGAAAATAGTAACTGGAATGATTTAACCAAATCAGAAAAATATACTATCTTAGTCGGCTACGCTGAAGAGCTAAACAATGCCCAACCAGGAACAACTAATACAACAACTGCTTAAAACTATTGACGATAGCGTCAATTCTTTTAACGAGCAAATTCCAAGTGTTCAGAAAAAAGCATTTGCGAAGATTGTAAAATTAATGGGTGACCTTGATAAAACCGGTGACACGGTTAAATTATCAGTCAAGAATATTAAGATTATTGCACAAATAAAAAAAGAGTTTGAAGGTGCTATTATTGATTCCAACTACAAGAAAAAAGTTGACGAGTTTTTAAAATCTTTTGATGAGGTTAGTGATATTAACTCTAAATATTTTTCCGCAGTTACTGGTGCATTTAAACCATCGGAAGTTTTTGAAGCTATTAAAATTGCATCGGTAGATAGTGTTACTGAAAATTTATTGGGTAGTGGCATCCAAAGCAATGTAGTAAATAAGCTTAATGATATCCTAATTCAAAATGTAACCGGTAGCGCATCATATGAGGACTTAGTGGATCAAGTGCGCATCTTTATGACCGATACAAAAGAAGGTGATGGTGCATTAGCTAAATATGCAAAGACCTATACTACAACTGCATTAAATACTTATTCGCGTCAGTATAACGAAACTGCTGTTAGTGATCTCGGATTGCAATGGTATAAATATGTAGGCTCATTATTAACTACATCAAGACCTTTTTGCAAGGCTTTAATAGATGCTAAACAAGAAGGTATGGAGTACGTGCATAAATCACAATTTGATGACTTCTTACGTGGTGATATTAATGGTAAGAAAGTACCAATCAAT